CCCGCTTATAGGCATACCGCCATTCTTATAACCCTTATATCCTCTTGCTGTCCAACCTTTATACAGACTTCCATAACGAGAAACTGTATATCTGATCGACGCAATCATGTTGGATAGTGGGTCATAGATATCTTTGTTGTACGGAGCCATTGCATAACTGCGGAAAGTAGGGTCAATTACCTGCATAAGTCCTTTTGAAGGAATACCTCTCTTAGCATTGCTATCCCACAAGTTGATAGCTCTAGCATTTCCGCCCGACTCATGTTTCATCTGAGTAAGCAATGCATTCAAGTTAGACTCTGTGTATTGGTTTGTCAGTAACAACGCTGTCTTGGCAAGATTTCTCCACTGCTCTACTCCCGATGTGCTATATCCCCCACCGCTTGAAGTTGTGAATCCGCTCACAAGGCTTTTAACCTTGCTCAGAGCCATATCCTTAACAGCACTGATAGACTGTTTAGCAATAGACAATCCAGGCTCTACAGCATCACGGAAAGATGTGAACTTATCAAGTCCATACTGTAACAGCTTTGACGGATGTGCAATGTAATCAATGATATTGAATACTCCCGCACCTTTCTTGAAGTGTGGCATACCATTCATATTCATGAGTTCTTTTGTCTGTCCGGCAGGCATTACCTTTGTACCTTTAGGCATTGGCAACACTACGTTACGACCTTTAGGAATGCCTAACTGAATACGCATCATTTCTACTGGACTCATTGGTTTTTTCTTATTGAAGTAGTTATCAACCAGTCTGTCATATACTTCCCATGCCGTGTCAGTGTTGAGTGACTTCGCATGAAGAAATGCGCCCTTCTCTGTCCAAAGATATAATTTGTTGATTCTTGACGATTCATCAAATTGATGATTCGTTTTAAAATCTTTCAGCTCTTCACCTTCCAAGCAGATGTAATGTTTTCCTTCAATATATCTTTCCTTATTTCTATTGAAGTTGTTTGAAATAACTCTTGTGTCAGAGCCATACGCTTCCGCAATCTGCTGCGTTGTGAGCACTCTAATGTTTTTGTACTCTGTAATCTGTAAGTTATTCATTTGTACATCTCCAATCTTAATTTCTAAGACTCTTTGACAAAAATATAATCCATTGGGATTCCGGATAATTCACTTATCTTTCTAAGTTGGCTTACATCAGGTTCTGTTTTTCCAGACTCCCAATTTGTTATTGTAGCAAGAGAAACCCCTAATTTATCAGCAAATTCACGTTGATTACATCCAGAATTAACTCTTGCAGCTGCAATTGAAATCCTCACTCTATTCACTTCCTTTCTTTGTCACCCGACAGATAATACTATAATCTTATTTTTTAAGATTGTCAATACAAAATCTTATTTTTTTAGATTTTTAATTGAATTAAATCTTATTTTATACTATAATGAGAGCACAAGGAGGAAGTGCTTATGACGGATGATGAACAGAAAAAAATATTTTCCAAGAATTTAAGCTATTATGTATCTTTAAGTGGAAAACAGCAAAAAGAAATTGCTGACGAATTAAACTACAATCAAAAAACTTTTAATGGTTGGTGTACAGGATTATCAATGCCTAAAGCTGGAAAAATTCAAACGCTTGCTGATTACTTTCATATTGATAAATCCGATCTGACAGATAAGAAGAATTTGACGAAACTACGCTCAAAAGAATATGAAAAAATATTAGATGTATGTAATATGAATTACAAAGGTGTGCTTCATTGGTCGGAAGATATGAAAACAGAAGACGAAACATGTATTCTCAGGAATCATTTTTCCGATTTGTTATTGAAATATAAATTTTTGATGGAGCATTACAATGGAATGAAATTTAGATGGGCTAAATTCGGAGATGATTTTTCTAAAATTTATCTTTCCAAAGACCCAAACATTACTCCTGAAGAAATAAAAGAAAATTTTATTAAACAGGAACTTGAAAAAGATTTAGAAGATTTATCCCATTGGATTGAATCTTTTCCAAGCTGGATTAGTCGCAATCTTAGAGAAGATAAAGAGGAAAATCTCATACCACTTGCAGCTCACGAGCGTACTGACATAAAAGTAACTGATGAAATGAAAAAACATGATGATGATATCATGGATAATGACGACAACTGGAGCTGATTTTTTCCGGGAGGTGGCGCAATGAATCCATATGAAGAATTAGTAGAGAAAGCTCGTAAAGAGGGATTGATTGTAAAGGAATTCCCACTAAAGTCCAGTGATGGAAGAATAAAAGGAAACCGAATTGCTATCAGAAACGATATTCCAACCATACAAAAAGCGGATGCCCTCGCCGAAGAATTGGGACATCATCATACTACGGTTGGAAATATTGTAGATCAGGAAGATTCCAATAGCAGAAAGCAAGAACGACAGGCTAGATTTTGGGGATATAATGCGCGGATTGGTCTCAGAGGTTTAATTAAAGCGTATGAACATGGATGTAAGAATAGCTATGAAATTGCAGAGTACTTACAAGTAACTGAAGGACAGCTTGTTGAATGCATCCAGTGTTATCGTGATAAATACGGCGTGTTTAAGAGATACTGCGGATATTATATCTATTTCATTCCGCACTTAACCGTTATAAAAACAGACTACTCTTGTGAATTTGTCGAAGAACTTGCTGTTGCGGAAATGCCACAGACTTCAATCAATAAATGTGAATTAGTGATATGACCGTAGCTGTTTGTCAGAATTACGGACATACATGGAAAGTTAAATAAAAGGGGACAAACCTATGAAAAGAAAAATTGTAGCAATGATGTTAATTGCAGTGATGGCAGTCAATGTAACTGCTTGTGGCGGAGCTACTGATAAATCCGCAAAAACGAACAAATCTGCTACGGATTCAAGTAAAGATGCATCAAAAGAAGAAAAATCGGATGATGAATTATCGCAAGCTGAATGGGTTCAAAAATATGCATCAGAAGAAGGAACCGAAGATGGATATAAAATTGTAGATAACATTAATATGACATACGATGATATAAGCATATCTTTCGATCATACAGAAAACTATACAAAAACAGACGGTTCGCAAATCACTTTTGTATACTTTAATTTTGTCAACAATTCAAACATAGAGGCATGTCCGGCAACTTATTTTAATACATCCGCTTTTCAAAACGAAGAATCTATTGGATTATACTCGTATCCAGTAGGTGACGACAGCAAAGATGTATATATCAATAATCTACTCGAGACAGTTCAACCAGGAGAATCTATCCAATTTGCAGAAGAAATAGAAACGGATGATTTAGTATCTCCTGTAAAAATAAGGGTTGATGATGCTAATATTTACAACCAAGACATGAGCAAGCAGCAATTGCAACAACAAGAAATATCATTACAATAAAATAAAAAACCGCCCCTGCGCCAACAGGAACGGTCTTTAAGGTACATCCGAAGATATACACTATACTTTGGTCGGTAATATTGTATCATCTTCGGACAGCTATCGCAAGCAGAACGTCCGTTCTCTGCTAGCTGTTATTTTTATACTCATTTTTAGGAAGGTGGTACTATGTCAGAAGACAAAAGAATCGTAGCATTGTACGTTCGTGTGTCTACTGGATATCAGGTAGATAAAGACTCTCTCCCATTCCAGAAGAAAGAACTGAAAGCCTATTGCGAACACGTTCTTCACATCGACAAGAAGCGTATCGAGATTTTTGAAGATGCCGGAAAGTCAGGAAAGAACACGAAGCGACCGGCGTTTGAGCGAATGATGGAGAAAGTAAAGCATGGACAGGTTTCTCATGTGATCGTGTACAAAATTGACCGAATCTCACGAAACCTTGTGGACTTCTCTCTCATGTATGATGATTTCAAATACAATAAAGTCACATTCATATCGTTAAACGAGCAATTTGATACCTCTAGCGCAATCGGAGAAGCTATCTTGAAGATTATCCTAGTGTTCGCAGAACTTGAGCGAAAATTAACCTCAGAGCGTGTCACGGATGTAATGATAGGCAGAGCGCAGAGCGGATTATGGAACGGAGCTAGGGTTCCATATGGTTGGGACTGGGATGATGAAAAGAAATGTCCAGTACATTCTAAGACAGAAGCAAAATACGTAAAACAGATGTACGAAGATTATCTCAATGGTGGCTCAAGCGTATCAATCGCCAAAAGCTATAATGCGAACAAGATTCCAACCAAGCGCGGCGGAGAATGGACTTCTAAGACAATTGCCGATGTGATTCGCAACCCAATGAATAAAGGTGACTACAGATATAATTACAGAGAGTCTGCCAGAGGGCGTAAAAAGCCTCAGGAAGAAGTTATTTATATCAAAGGTATATTTGAACCACTTGTGTCTATAAATGACTGGGAAAAGGCAAATAAGCTCATGGACGGGCGTGGATTAAAGATGAACTCAAGCGGACAGACAATCATGAATAAACGATGCAATGTATTCACTGGTTTAATCTTTTGCGGAAAGTGCGGAGAACGATACAATGTTAGAAGCAAGGACAGTAGACAAGGAAGTGGATTCAGACCATCATCTTATGCGTGCGGGAAGAGATCACGAAAAGGAACTTGCGACAACCCAAATGTCAGTGATGTAGCGATAGCTCCTATCATAATCAATTACATAGCTGCTATGGTTGATATTACCAAGCATAAAAGACACATCAAGACAACGAAAGAACTCGAGCAAATGATTCTTAAACGAATCAGCTTTTCAGATATTGCCGGAATTGCCGAGGATAGCTTGAAGGACACTTTAGATTTACTATATGGGAAGAATGGAACTCAACTATGGTCAGCAAACACAGTCAGCCAAGAAGATAAATCAGAGAACAAACAAAAGCTAACCGAACTACAGGCGAAACTTGAAAAAACAGAAAGAGCTATTGAGCGACTCAAGAAAGCATTTTTATTTGATGATGACGGACTTGACGAGAAGGAATTTCTCGAAATGAAATCAGCGTTGGAGATTGACCGAGTGAAGATTGAAAATGAAATAAAGGGAATGGAAACAGAATCAATTTCCGTAAATGTGAATCAAGTAGAGTTCATTAAAACTGCATCGCAGTATTTGCTCATGCACGAACTGAACAAAGATGAAATAATAAATTACAAAGAGCTTGCGATCGCAGACGAGGATTCCATTAAAAATCTTTTCAACTCAGTGCTCGACCATATAACCGTAATGGATAAGCGCATCACTGAAATAGTATTCAAAAACGGACTCACGCACAAGCTACTCTATAAATAACAAAAAGCCCTAGAAATCAACGTTTCCGGGGCTTTCTTCCTGTCTTTATCAATTCTGTGTTGCCAGTACCATCTGACAACCAAATGTTTGAATTACCGCGACTAATGGACGCCCCAGTTTCTCAGACATTTCAGCAACGTATTCTTTTGCTTTTTCCATAAAATAATACTGACGGGCAGGTTCTTCCAATGGTGCATTTTCCACCAGTTTTACATTTTCAATAATCTCTTTCAT